GTTATGATCCGAGGAGAAGATGATTACTACGTCGCACCAGACGGCACAAGGCATGAGGTTGGCGACATTATCCCTGTCCTTCGATTGAATGATATTGTCCTATTCAATGAGCAGATCGTTAAAGGAACGTGCGATCTGTGCGATTGGGCTATCATCGGTCCAGCAGCTTTAGTCCAAGCGTACTCACATTCTCATGTTGAAACCCACATGATGCAGCAGATGGCTGACGAGCTCCGTGATGAGTTCCGACACCCAGACTTCAAGGAATGATGCTCTTTTACAAGAAGCATTATAAGGGGGTTCTCACTCGGAGGGAATACACAGGAACGGAATTACAATGTCGGAACTTAAAGAAACAGTAGCAAAGAATGTCGGTGTCACAGTTGATACCTTGAACGCAAGAATCGAAGAGGTTCTTTTGGAGAACAAAGGCGCATGGATCAATGCGGGTAAGTCGGACGACGACTGCACCGTTTTGGCTATCCGTGTAGCTGGTCGCCAATTGAAAGCAGAAGCACAGAAGCTAAGTCGTAGCGGTGCAGAAGTTCTCACAGGTATGTTTGTTTCATCACCACGATACAAGGACTTCTCCAAGTCTGGCTATGCGAAGATGAAGAACACCCTCAACACTCTCAACGAAGAAGCACGTTTGGCTCTCGTTGCTCAAGGTCGAATCACTTTGATTCAAGACAACCTGGATGGCTCGTACACACACACCATCAATCCAACATTCAAGAAGTCCTCACTTGAAGAAGAAACAAGTGAAGTCGTTCTTCACGCTCTGCCTAAGTTCGTGCAAGAGCTTGACGCAACAACATGGTTCCAGATCATTGAGAACAATACCATGCCGACTTTCCAAAGCGGAGATGCAAACCCTCGCTATGGTCGCGCTCGCAAGCTGTCCGAACCTGTTCGTGAATGCCTATTCCTCGGCAAGCGTGGATCAGCAGATATTGAACTCATCACCGTCAAGTTCGAGGGCGACCTCGCTCTTGAGAACCAACCAACCTTCGTGCCAGGTCGTTTGCCTGTTCGCATGGGTCGCAACGGTGTGGGCTATGCAAAGCCTGGTGTCACCAAGTTCGTGATTGATGATTCAATCGCTACTCAATTCGCTGCACCTCCATTCGCTATCGGTGAGTCTGGACCAACAGGACTTGTCCTTGATCTCGTCGAAGGCGTTTGGCCTAACGGTGACTTCTTGCCTTCTTTTGACCTCGTACCAGAACACATCAACAAGTGGGCTGACACCGACCAGAAGTGGGACAGACTATGTGCCGTTCACGGTGAAGTCGTTCACATTGACCCAAGAGAAAAGGGTGGCTACATCATTACTGTTGGCGACCTTGACATCACTTCGACTGCACCATCTGTTGATGTGTATGTCCCTGCTGAACATGAATACCGCATGGACTTTGGCGTTGGATCAGAGATTGTCATTGTTGGTCGTGCTTGGATGAGCCGTGACGATGAAGCACGTCTTGACTCAACCGCTTGGTGGGTTTGTGACTCAATCGCTGCTGCTGCACCTGCACCTGCTGACGAAGCTCCAGAAGAAACTAACACAGGTTGGGATGCTTGATGGCGGCTTGGGGAGGCAACGGTGGCAAAGCTGCTGCTGCGGGTACACAGGATGAAACATCAGCTCCAGCCAACGACTACACCAAGGACTACTATCGAAACCTCTTCAACAAGAGATCGGCAGCAGTTCCTCAACAACGTATGTTCATTGTCGGCAAAGAGAACACAGTCAAGACAGGTCTTGCACTACATCTCTCTCGAAACGACGAACAGATCGAGGCAGGTAAGAAAGTCACAGTATTCGACATTGACAATTCGGCATCCGAAACCGTCAATCACACTTACCCTGGTGACGAGAACATTCTCATTCTGCCTATCCTTGACGAAACAGACGACTCATTATTCAATGAGGATATGTCAATTCGCTACACCGCTTTGATTGACAAGACGGTTATGTTCATCAACCTCATGGCAGAAGAACTCAAAGAAAACCCAGACGATCATGCAGCTATCATCTTCGACGGTGGATCAACCTTCATGAAGTGGTGTGAGTTCGCTATGACTGACTCTCTCAAGCGACGTGGCGTTATCAAAGAAGATGGCGACTCGTTCAACCAGAAGGAATGGCGTGAGCGAAACCGATTGTTCAAGGACACGATCACCAGGCTTCATGCTCTCCCTATCAACAAGGTGTACTTCACCTTCCATCTCAAAGACAACAAGCAATTCGCTGATCTCGGCAACGGGCAGAAGGGCTTGATGAAGATCGGCGAGAAACCAGATTGGGTGGACGGCACACAACGCCTTGCCAGCCAACAGCTATTCATGGGTCGCTATCAAAAGAAAGGCGATTCAAGCGCAGGTGTATATGCAGACAAGTCCCTGGCCGACGACGAATGGGTTGTCAAAGCCAAGATCGAAGAAATCAAGGGCAAAGGCATGGAACTTGTCGGTCAAGAGCGAACTATCCTCCGAGTCCAAGGTGGCAAGGTTGAGTTCACAGGTCTTGAAGAACTACGTTGGTGATCCTTATGACTGACGAAACACCGACCATTGAAGACCTCCAGAAGACGATTGAGATACTTGAGCAAGAGCTTGATGAAATGGCTGGTAAAGTGGATAGACTTGAGAAGGTTGAGAAGGCTTGTCAAGACATGGCTCAAAAACTCGCTGACAAGTTCAAAGACTCCTTATCCGATTGGTGGTGGCCTGTTTGACTATCGAAATACAGAAGCAGATTTACGCTTCAATGACTAAGAACGGCAAGGTTCACTTGGTTGAACACTTCCAGGGGGATTACTACTTGATCCCATGCAGAGGGTTTGCTCCCATCAACAAGAGCAAGCTCCACTTTACAGACTCCAAGCCCGATTGTAAGGCTTGCTTAAAATTTAAAAACAGGTGATGAAAATTGACAATAACAGTATCAAACACAGGATTAGCCCGACTACTCGAATTAACAAAGCGACCCCAGGTTGTAGCAGGTAAGCCACAGGCTCAAGTTATTGCTTGCATCCTTGACTTCAAGGATGAACGCTGCACTACGACCAGCCTGGTTCGTGACGGCAAGACTTCACTTTCACACTTTGGCATTCCAGCTGAAGGCACAGGACAAATTGCAGTTCCAGATATTGACCGACTACTTGGAGTTCTCAAATTTCACGGCAGCGATTTGACGTTGGTTGTTGATGGATCGAAGCTACGAATCAAGTCTGGTTCAAAGCAAACAACAATCATCAGCGACGAAGGCGGTTTGGCTTTCCCTCACTCAACAGAAACAATTGGAGAATGGTTCAACAAGTCCCTCGGACTTGCAGGGCAGATTGACCAGAACGGTGCTTACAAGCTGCGTGATGGATCAGAGCGCAAGGCGTTCATGACCTGGGCCATTAACTCAACAGAACTGTTTGAAGCGTTCCGATGCGACAACATGAACGGACAGAAGCTCAACCGCTACGCTCTCTCATACGCTGACGACGTTATCACAGTAGCCACAGGCGACGAACTCAAGGGTCAAACCAATACGACCTTTGAAGTTGCGCCACAAGAACCTGTTGAGGCATGGGAGGCAACCTTTGAGGGTGGTCTTGAGAATGTCTTGAAGAACCTTGACGGTGAGATTCGACTACACTTCATTGACTTCCGAGCCGAAGGACAAGGCATTCGCCTGATCCTTGACGCTTGGGGCGACGGGTATGTGTTCCAGGCTTCCATCCTCATGTGAGGGTGAGTATGCCTCAACGTGCTTTTACAGACCGACCAGGTGATCGTTGCGACAAGTGCGGTAAGCGTACCGCATTACTCTTTCATCAAGAAGGAACAGGGCGTATGATATGCCTCGAATGTGAGAAAGACGATTCGGGACATAGCAAAAGAAAAGTTATGCGTTAGCGCGTATGTTTATATGAATCATTACAATGGGGTTTAATATGCGAGTATCATGTCCGAACTGCGGAACTCACGTTGAGTTCGCCAAGCAGCTAGAGATCCCAATGAGCGAATCAAGAGTAGTTCAAACCTGCCCCACCTGCCAAGCTGATGTGTTTTTGTTATCAAAATACGGACTACAACCTGCTGATCCACTATACCAAGACCCAGAGTGGTTATTCGCTAATTACATTTCAGCGAATAGGACTTTAGCAGACATAGCAAAACAATGCGGAGTAAGCTCAATGACGATTCAGTATTGGCTTCGACAACATAACATTCAAGCACGATCCAGAGGCAGAAAGGCTGACTGACAATTACCCTTATAATGCGGTTGCCGTTGGCTTACATTATGCTGGCCGACCAATTGAGAGGACGAACCGTTGGACTACGTTATCGTGATCCTAAGACAAACCAACGCATCAACCAGAAGGTCAAAGACATAATCCCTTATTGCTTCATCACAGTCGAAGACTCTCAACGAATCCCTAAACAATGGATTAACGCACAGTCTGGATTCAAAGGTCTATACCCGAAAGAAAACGGTGAAGATCAGGAGCTTGTCAAAATTACTTTTGGCGACCCGTATGACATGAAGCAGTTCATCAAGGATAATCACATCAAGACGTGGGAGGCTAACATACCGTTCCCAAACAGAGTTCTTGCAGATCGTCGGCATCCTATCCCCCAATACAAGTGGCGCAAGGTGTACCTTGATGGCGAATGGAAAATAGAATCTGGTGAAATCACTATCCTTGCTCTCTATGATTCATACGACAAGAAGATGTATCAATGGGTTCAGCACCCAGAGATTGACCCAATGTTTCATGATCGTATCGAATGCAAGAATCACCCCGAAGGTAAGACTCATGTTGATTATCACCCTCACCTTCGAGCATTTGCTAATGAGCATGACTTGTTGAAATCATTTGCTCAATTCTTACGAAGGCTTGACCCAGACATGATTATCGGTTGGGCTTTACAATGGGCTGACATTAAGCAGATAGCTGCACGAATGAAAGTCTGTGGCTTAAATCCAGGCGATCTATCCCCTTACAAGAGGCATCGGTTTGAGTACATGGATTGGGATCAACCTATCCCTGGTGTTGCTTGTATGGACTTAATGACTGCCTTCGAGAAGTTATGGGTTCTCAAACACGGACAGTTAGCCTCAAAGAAGCTTGACAATGTAGCATGGGAGGCATTGAAAGAGCGCAAGGTGGAACTTCCAGACGGTCACGATACTTACTACACCGACATAGGCACATACCTTGACTACAATTTAGTGGACGTGGAACTCATGCCTCGTTTGGACGCTCTGCTTAACGTGAGCGAACACTTCATTTCACTATCCCATGCTTGCCAGATTCGCTTTCGAGATACACCCCATGTCACTAAGCTCGCTACGAGCCTGTTCTTGAAGGACGAAGAACTTGACAGACGACTGCCGAGCAAGCCACAGTTCGCTAAGGTGGAATATCCAGGTGCGGATATTCAAGAGCCAGAGCCAGGGATTCACCCTAACATCGGCATTATGGATATTAAAGCCATGTACCATAGCAACGCATCGAAGTTCAATGTATCATGGGACACCCTTAGCCCAGACGGTGAGGACTGTGGCAACGGCTCACGGTTCTTGCAGGGCAAGAAAGGCTTGCTTGTTCGCACGATGGATAAACTAACAAACCAACGAAACGAATACAAGGCTCTCATGAAGTCTGATCCAGAGAACAAGTCCACATGGGATGCTATGCAACACGCGATGAAATCTCTCGTAGCAAGTCTTTACGGTATATGTGGTGACTCTAAGTTCGGTATGTATCACCCAGAGATAGCTGCTGCTATCACCTATACCTCTCGTCAAACCTTGTTTCAATTGAGGGATATATGCGAGGAATACGGCCACACTTGCCGATACGGTCATACTGATTCGGTGTTCGTGGATATTGCTACACCAGAAGAAGGTGAGGCTCTCATCATCAAGATCAACGAGCGTATGTACCCAATCGAAACAGAGTTCGAGAAGTGGTGTTCAGCCTTCTTCATCAAGGCTAAGAATCGCTACGCTTGCAGGGTATCATGGACTGATGGTGCATACCATGAGCCACAGACTTACCTCAAGGGCTTAGAACTAATCCAGGCTCGAATGCCTATGGTGATGAAGGACGCTATGAAAATGACGCTTGACGGTATGCTACAAGGCGCAGAGAAGAACACCATTGACGATCTGCTCATTGAGATAATCAACGCTACGCTTGCAGGTGAGATGGATGGAGATCAGTTATTCATGCGAGGTAAGCTCAAGAAGAACCTTGACAAATACGATACTCTCTCTGGACCGTCTGCTGGCGCAGCATGGGCTAACAAGCATCTCGGCAAGGGCTACAAATCGGGCGACTACTTCAACGTAGCAATCAATGAGCAAGGGCAGTATATCGCTTTCGATGATGTGTCCGAGATTCAAGGCATAACAAAGATCGGTTATCGCATTATGGTTGAACGCTTCATCGTGAAGAAGGTCATGTCGCTATACGAGGTGGTGAATTGGTCGCCTCAAGAAATCGTGAACGCTATGAACGGTGTTGGATCAACAGAATGGCTTTGATTTGTAAGTAGCATTATAAGAGGGTTAGGTGTGGGTGATAGTATGGGCGAGCAGATGCGGTATATTAGCCTCTTTTCTGGGGTTGAAGCCTGTTCTGTCGCTTGGTATCACATGAAGAATTGGCAAGCTCAAGCGTTTGCAGAGTTCGATGAGTTCCCAAGCGCAGTTCTCAAGCATCAGTTCCCCCATGTACCAAATGTAGGAGATGTGACGAAACATGAATGGAAACAGTACAAAGGAAAATGCGAACTTATTGTTGGAGGCTCACCCTGTCAATCATTCTCGGTTGCAGGGAAACGACTTGGATTGGATGATCCACGTGGCAACCTTGCCCTCCACTTCTTACGAATTGTTGAAGAGATTCAGCCAACATGGTTCATCTTCGAGAATGTCCCTGGCCTCTTGTCATCGGATGACGGACGGGACTTTGCTGCCTTCCTCGCAGAAGTGGAGAACATCGGGTATGGGTGCGCTTACAGGATTCTTGACGCTCAATACTTCGGAGTTCC